GTCCGCAACGGTTCCACCATGGAGCAGGTACGCAGCGCGATCATCGACAGCAGCAGGCCATTGTGAACGCCGCCAAAGCGGACGGGAACCGGGCGCTGACGGCGGAGGAGCAGGCACAGTTCAACGACCTGCAGCGCGAGATCGACGACGCACAGGCAGAGATCGACACCCAGGAAAGAGGGCTTGCAGGAGGCGCAGGAGCGCCGTCAGCGCCACCGGCGGCATTACCCCAGGGAAACACCGCCCAGACGGCTACAGCGGCAGCAGGGGCGCCCCAGGACGGCCAGAGGGCAGCAGAGGCAGAGCGCACCCGCGCAGCGGAGATTATGGCGCTTTGCAGAGATTTTGACATTGACCCCACGGAGTACGTCCGCAACGGTTCCACCATGGAGCAGGTACGCAGCGCGATCATCGACAGCATGAGGCAGACCGGCAGCCCGGTGGGCGTCCAGGTTACAAGGGACGAGGGCGACACGTTCAGAGAGAGAGCAACCGACGCACTTATGATGCGGGCGGGCGTTTCCGTTGAGAACCCGGCAGACGGAGCGCAGGAGCTTAGATCCATGAGCCTGCGGGATTTGGGTATTGAGTGTTTGAGCAGGGACGGGCGCGACGTAAGAACCCTTTTACGGATGGACCCCGACGAGATGTACGGCGAGCTTTGCCGCCAGTTCTACAACCCTACGTCGGCCTTTCCGGCGATCCTTGACAACACGATCCGGAAAAGCATTGTGCAGCTTTACAACGCAGTACCTACGACCTTCCAGGCATGGACCACGAAGGGCAGCCTGAAGGACTTCAAGACCACGGCAGACCACGAGTACGTGATCGGAGGCATGGGCGACTTTTTACTGGTTCCCGAAAACGGAGAGCTTAAGCCGGACAAGCCGAGGACGGAGCTGCTGCCGAACCGTAAGCTGGATACCTACGGGCGCACATTCAGCATGACCCGCCAGGCGTTCATTAACGACGATATCGGCTTTTTAACCGAGGTTCCCGGACTTTACGCCCAGGCCGCGAAGAAAACCATTGATAAGCAGGTCTACAGCTTGCTTTACAACAACGGGAAAATTTTCGACGGCGTAAACCTTTTCCACAAGAATCACGGGAACATTATGACGACGGGAAGCAAGCCGACGCAGGCAAGCATCCAGGCGATCATATTGCAGATGCAGCACCAGAAAGACCAGTTCGGGGAAGCGATTTACATTACGCCGCAGCACATGATCGTGCCGGTTGGGTACGAATTTGAGCTTGCAGTAATTATGAGAAGCGCCCAGGTAGTAGGCAGCAACAACAACGACATTAACCCGCTGTACAACTACCCGCTTAACATCATTCAGACCCCGGTACTTAACGCCCTGGCAGGGGAAAACGAGGTGCCGTGGTTTATGGTTGCGAACACCGCAAGCGCAAAGCATATCCAGGTGGACTACTTGAACGGGCAGGAAACCCCGACCGTAAGACGCATGGAAACGCCGGGCGTTTTGGGCTTCCAGTGGGACATTTATCTTGACTGGGGTATTTCAGTAAGGGACTTCCGCGGGATTGCAAAGAACCCCGGAGCGAAGATCGAATAAGAGAAGGAGGACAAAACCATGACTAAAGCCGCATTTTGGCAGAGAGGGGAAACCCTTGATTATACAAACCCCGGTACAAGCACCATTGAAGCAAATACAGTTATTTCCTTCGGAGGGCATATCGGGATCGCCGGAACGGACATTTTACCCGGCGAAGTTGGAACGCTTCACGTTACCGGAGTATTTGAGATGCCCAAAACAGCAACCACGGCCATCGAGATGGGGGCATCCGTATATTTTGACGGTACGGGCATTACGACCGCAGCCAACGACGGAGCAACGTCGAACCCGACAGCGTACCCCCTGGCAGGCTACGCGGCGCAGGCAGCCGCCGCAGGCGATACGGCTATCCTCGTTAAGTTGGCAGGCTGATGAAGCAGCTTATAGCCGTTTCCCCGATCCTTTTTGAAAGCGTAAATTATGAGCCGGGCGACGAGCTGCCGACACATAACGCCGGGCTTGTAGAAATATGGATCGGGAACGGCGCGGCCATTTGGCAGGACAACGAGGAACCGAAGAAAAAACCGGTAAAGGGGAAAGCGCAGACAGCGCCCGCAGGTCTTACGGGCGACGCTTACCCTTCCGCCGGGCCGGAGCAGGATTTAGTAGGGAAGCCGCCGTCCAGGAGCGCAAGGGGAGCGCCGCCGGAGCCGACGAAGGGAAGGAGGAAATCCCGTGCTTAAGAAGATGGGCTTTAAGGAGCTTTTGCGCCAGGACGTAAAAAATGTTTTTCTTAACCCCGCAGAGTTTGGAGAGGAACACACCGTAAACGGGAAGCGGATGCAGATCATAATTGACGACAACGAGCTGACGGAGCGCGAGAAGCGGATGAAAAGCAACATGGACGGGATATACAAGAAGCAAACGCTTATATACGTTTCCGCTTTGGATTACGGCCCGCTTCCGGGAATCGGCAAGCCGGTCAAGATTGACGGCGCAACCTTTATCGTTACCGACAGCCTTAACGAAGGCGGCGTGTATTCCTTGCATTTGGAGGCGAATAAGAGTTGATAGAAATAAGCTACGACCGGAATATGCTGGAGCAGGTTGAGCGGCGGTTAGGCAGGATGAAAAGCGAGGCGCCGAAGGCGCTAAAAAACGCGATTAACCAGACAGCCAAGCAGGCCAGGAAGGACCTGGCGACCGAAGCGCAGAAAACCTATACCGTAAAAACCGGGCGTTTCAACAAGGCAATGAGGATTAAGAACGCGACCCCATCCAGGTTGGAGGCGACTATAAAGGCAACGGGCAAGGTTATGGGGCTGAAAGATTTTAAGGTAAGCCCCGCCACCATGCGGACCGGAGAAAACCGCCCGGAGGTAGTAAAGGCGAAAGTATTAAAATCCGGCGGCATGAAGCCCCTACAGATGGGCAGCCTTAAAGCCTTCGTTACAAAGTTCGCAAGCGGCCATGTTGCAGTAGCGCAGCGGCGCGGAGGCGAGCGTAAACCGATTAAGACTTTTTCCGCCAACTCCATCCCGGTTATGTTGGGAAACGAAAAGCGGGTATACGGCGTAGTAAAGCCGCATATTAAAGAAAATCTTAAGCGGAACGTACAAGCCCAGGTAACAAAGATTTTGGAGGGATAAAAAGATGGTTGCTACATTTCTGCAGCAGGAGCTGGCCGACGAGCTTAAAAAGATTTTTGAAGGCTTCCGGCTTAAGAATCCGCAGGGAGAGGAAAGCGAGCTTAATATATTTGAGCAGCTTTTACCCATGCCAGAACCGGCGGCGCAGGAGGAAGCCCCTCCGGAGCTTTTAGAGAACGGCCTGGCAGAAGAACAGACAGCGCCGGACCCGTACCCGTATATAATCGTCCGGATTGCCGATGGGGAAATAAAAGACGAGAACAGCGCCCAGGATGCCAACGTAACCCTGCTTTTTGGCATATACGAACCGGACTACGACAAGCAGGGACACAAAGACATATTAAACATTATAGCCAAAATCTATGAGAGGTTCGCAAAGTACCCGGTACTTAACGGAAAGTATACAATACAGTACCCCATATTATGGACTTTGCAGGACGAAGAATCCTACCCCTTTTATTTTGGGGGCATGAACTTAACTTTTGAGATTGCGGCAATAAGAAGGGAGGACCCATACGCATGAGCGAAGCAACAGAGAAAAAGCAGACGCCCAAAAAGGCAGCGGCAAAAGAGCCGGAGAAGCAGGCGGGGATCGTGGTCTATATTGGCCCGGACATTCCCGGAGCGAAGCAGTATACGACATACAACAACGGCTTGCCGGATGTATTGAAGGACCGCGTAAAAACGCAGTCCTTTTTTAGTTCACTTATTGTGCCGGTTGAAAGACTGGCGCAGGCCAGCGCGGAGCTGGCGAGGGAGGGAAGCGCCTTAAGCGTTTTCTTCAAAAGAGCAGCAGAAAGCAGAAAATAAAGGAAGGAGAGAAAAGAGATGGCCTATAATCACGGCGTAAGAATTTTAGAAAACCCTACCAGCCTTACGGCGCCGATCCTCGGTACGGCGGCTTTCCAGGTAGTAGTCGGCGTTTCCCCGGTCAATTTGGCAGCGGACCCCTATAAGGCTACCAACGAAGTGAAGCTGGCTTACAGCTTCGCGGAAGCCAGCGCAGCGGTCGGGTATTCTAATAACTTAAAAGATTACACATTAAACCAGAGCATAAGCGCGACTTTCAAAAAGTTCGCGGTTGCGCCGATTGCGCTTATTAACGTCCTCGACCCGAAGAAACATAAGGACGCGATCCCCAAAAAAAGCTACCAGGTAGACGCCCTGCAGGCGACCGTAGATATTGAGGGAATCCTGCTTGATACCTTAGTTATTGAGAGCGGGGAAACCACGCTGCAGGTGGACACGGATTATGTAACGAGCTTCGACGACAACGGCTACGCGGTTATTACACTTCTGGAGGACGGAGCAGGAAAAGACGCGACGTCCTTAAGCGTTTCCGGCGACAAGATCGACCCGTCCAAAGTAACAAGCAACGACATTGTGGGAGGCTACAACGTAAGCACCGGCAAGGAAAGCGGCCTGGAGCTTGTACGGCAGGTTTACCCGCTTTTCGGTATGACGCCCGGCCTCATTACCGCGCCCGGCTATTCAAAAGATCCCGTTGTTGCTTCGGTTATGGCGGCGAAGTGCCTTAAGATTAACGGTATTTTCACTTGCGAGTGCATCGTTGACCTGGACAGCACCGCAGACGGAGCGACGAAGTATACGGACGTAAAGACCGTAAAGGAGAAATCCGGCTTTATAAGCGAGCATATGTCGGTGGTATGGCCGAAGGTAAGGATCGGGGACGAGGTTTATTATTTCAGCGCCATTTATTCAGCGCTGATCGCCTACGTTGACGCCAGCAACGACGACGTGCCGAACCTTTCAGCCAGCAACAAGCCTATTCCTATTACCGGCCTTTGTTTGGACGACGCCACGGACAGCGAGATCGTCGTAGACCAGGAGCAGGCGAACCTGGTAAACAGCTTCGGAGTATCCACGGCGATCAATTTTAACGGCTTCCGTTCCTGGGGAAACAACAGCGCAGCATACCCCGGAACCACGGACCCGAAGGATCGCTGGTTTTGTTGCAGGCGCTTCTTTTCCTGGTGGGGAAACAGCTTTATTTTAAGCTATTTCCAGAAGGTAGACGATCCCGCAAATACGCGGCTCATTGAGTCGATTTGCGACGCGGAAAACATCCGGGGCAATTCTTATGCAGCCCAGGGGAAGTGCGCGGGCGCAAGAATTACTTTCAACCAGGACGAGAACCCGATCACGGACATTTTGAACGGAAAAATCCAGTTCCACCAGTATCTGGCGCCGTATACACCGGCGGAGGATATTCTGAACGTATTGGAGTTTGACCCGACCATGTTAGAGGAAGCGTTAGGAGGTGGCGAGTAATATGGCTTACAATATTCCTTCAAAAATAAATTCATTCAACGTATACAAAGATGGGACGAAGCTGGTCGGCATTTCCGACGAGGTAACGCTGCCGGACTTCGAGAGCTTAACGGAAACCTTAAGCGGCCCCGGCATTTTGGGCGAGATTGACGACCCCACCCTGGGACACTTCCAGAGCATGGAGATGGAGATCCCGTTCAGACAGATGGACAAGGATTTATTTATTCTTTCGGACGATATTTCAAGCGTTACGGTTACTTTGAGAGGTTCGATCCAGTACACCGTAAACGACACCGGAGCAACGGCCTTTAAGCCCATGCGCGTGGTAGTTCGCGGAAAGAATAAGGGCATCACCGGCGGCAAGGCGAAGCAGGGGACCGGGACGGGAAGCAGCATAAAGCTGGAGCTTCTTTATATTTTGATTGAGATCGACAACGTAACGGAGATTGAGCTTGACAAGCTCAACTTTGTTTACAAGGTACACGGTAAAGACTTATTAGAGAAAGTGAGGAAAATGTGTTGATGGATAAGGAGAAAAATTTAACCCAGGCAGCAGAGGCAGAGGCGGCAGCAGTTGAGGCAAGAAAAAAGCAGGAGATGGAGGACAACCCCTTTCTGGTATTCTTTAAGAAGCCCTTCACCTTCGAGGGAACGACCTATGAAAGCGTGGACTTAAGCGGCTTAGAGAGCTTAAGCGCAGCAGACATGATCGCGGTAAACAAGACCATTGAGCGCGGCGGAACGGTAAACGTATTACCGGAAATGTCCCTGGAATACGCCTGCCTTATTTCCGCCAGGGCAAGCGGGAAGCCCGTAGAATTTTTTAAGGCGCTTCCGCCGAAGGAGGCGCTCAAGATTAAAAACCGCGTAACAAATTTTTTGTACGGCGAGGACTAAAACCCACCGACGGCTCCAGCCTTCGGAAACTTACAATACATCTTTCAATTATTTTGCGGACAGGCTTAGACGCATTAGAGAGCCTGTCCGTTTTTGAATTATTGGAGATAGCAAAGGAGGTGACGGAGATTTATGGCAGCGAGCGGCGGCAAGGAAATGGAAATCGCTATTAAAATAGCGGGCAAGGTTGAAAGTTCTTTTAAGAGCGCCATCGGAGCGGCCACAAAGGGCCTGGGCAGCATTACGAAAGCGGTCAGCGCAGCGACAGCAGCAGCGGCGGCAGCCGTAGGAGCCATAGGCATGGCTGCCATAAATACCGGTCGGGAGTTTGAAGGAGCCATGAGCCAGGTCGCCGCCACCATGCTGATCGACAAGACCACGGCGGAGGGGCAAAAGGCTTTTGAAACACTGGAGAACGCCGCCAGGGAGTGCGGGGCAAGTACAGCCTTTTCAGCGACGGAGGCGGCGGAAGCCTTGAACTATTTAGCCCTTGCAGGTTACGACGCGGACAAGGCAGCGACGGCGCTGCCGACCGTTTTAAAACTTGCAGGGGCGGGAGCCATGGACCTGGCAGCAGCCAGCGACATGGTAACGGACAGTATGAGCGCCCTGGGAATTGAGGCAACGGAAGCGAACCTTACGCAGTTTTCCGATCAGTTGGCGCAGACGGCCAGCAAGGCGAACACCAGCGTTGCGCAGTTGGGCGAAGCCATTTTAACAGTAGGCGGAACGGCAAAGGGACTCGCCGGAGGGACTACGGAACTTAACACAGCGCTCGGCATTTTGGCCGACAACGGACTAAAAGGGGCGGAAGGAGGTACACACCTTAGAAATATTATTCTTTCCTTGCAGAACCCGACGGACAAGGCGGCAGCTTCCCTGCAGAGTTTAGGCGTTGACGTATACGACGCCCAGGGGAATATGCGCGGTCTTAACGACGTATTTAAGGACTTGCAGGGAGCCATGGCCGGGATGGATAACGCCTCAAAAGACAGTATTTTGTCTACGCTATTCAATAAAACCGACCTTACGGCAGCAAACGCCATGCTTTCAAATTGCGCGGACCGGTTCGACGAGTTAAGCGCAGCGGTAGAGAACAGCGCCGGAGCTTGCGAAAATATGTACGCTATTCAGCTTGACAACCTTAACGGAGATATAGACATTTTGAAGTCCGGCCTTTCCGATTTGGGAATCAGCATATACAAAGACCTAAACGGCCCATTACGGGAAATGACCCAGTTAGCCACCAGTATGGTCGGGGAGCTTTCCGACGCATACAAGGAAGGCGGCATGGAGGGCATGGTCGGAGCAGTAGGCGGCTGCCTTTCCGAAGTAGTAAACACAATAGCGGAATACGCCCCGCAGGTAGTAAGCATGGGCGTGGACCTTTTGGAGAACTTCATAGGAGGGATAACAGAGAACTCCGGCGCACTTGCGGACGCAGCGGCGGACGTATTGAGCGCTTTTGTTGAGGGGCTCTTTACTTTGGTTCCGCAAGTTATACTGGCCGGAATAGACCTTATAACGGAGCTTGCGGACAGCGTAACACAGCAGGCCCCGCAGCTTATAAGCAGCGGAACGCAGGCAATCACGAATTTTGTAAGCGGAATTATTCAGCGCTTGCCTTCGGTTGTTTCTACAGCATTAACGCTGGTTCAGACACTTGTAAACAGCATAGGCAGCAACGCCCCGCAGCTTTTGAGCGCGGCGATCCAGCTTATAGGCGGATTGCTGCAGGGGATTGTAACCATGCTTCCCGAAATTGCAAATATGGCGGTCCAGCTTGTAACGGGCCTTGCTTCGGCAATTTTGGAAAACGTACCTTTGCTAATTGATACGGCGGTACAGCTTGCGCTCAACCTTATAAACGGGCTTCTTTCCATGCTTCCGCAGATTTTACAAAGCGGAGTACAGCTTGTAATGAGCTTATTGCAGGGGATTATATCAGCCCTTCCGGGAATAGCGCAGGCGGGCGTCCAGCTCATACAAGGGCTTGTGCAGGGGCTTGTAAGCAACTTACCGGCCATTTTGCAGGCAGCCATGCAGATGGTTATGCAGCTTATACAAGGCATTGTAACCATGCTTCCCCAGATAATTAACGAGGGTATGCAGTTAGTATTGAGCTTAGTCCAGGGAATAGCGTCGGCGCTTCCTTCGATATTACAGATGGCCGTACAGCTTATTGTACAGTTTGTAACCGGTTTAGCTTCCATGCTTCCGACGATTGTGCAGCAGGGCCTACAGCTTATTGTAAGCCTTATCCAGGGAATAGCGGCTAATTTACCGGCCATAGTTCAGTCAGCAGTACAAATTATTTTTTCATTGATTACGGGCTTAATCCAGGCGATACCGCAGCTTATAGCGGCCATACCCCAGGTAGTAGGCGCGATAATTGATACGATTTTAAGCACGAACTGGCTCGACGTCGGCATCCAGATTATAAAGGGATTGATTGACGGAATAGTCAGCACCGGAAAGAGCTTGTGGAACGCTATAAAAAGCCTATTCACGGGCGGAGAGGTTGACATCCCGGACACTTCCAGCCAGAGCGCGGCTGTTGTGAACAGCTACGCATCCGGAATAAACAGCAACGCCGGAACGGTAACGGCAGCAGCGAACAGCATGGCAACAAACGCTTTCAGCAGCATGGAAACAACGGGAGCAACGACAGCGGGAGCGCAGGCCGGTCAGGCATTTTCTACCGGCTTAACGGACAGCCTCGCGGCGGCGCCTATCAATACCGGGGCGCTTACGGTTGATACTTCCGCATTTACCACTACCATGACGACAGCCGGAACCCAGGGAGCGACAGCAATCGGAACCGGGATGACCGGAAACAGCCAGGCAGTAACCCAGGCGGCAACGACCATGGGGACAGACATAAACACCGCTTTAGACAGCGGATGGCAAAAGGCCAACACAAACGCGCAGACGGCAATGCAGCGCCTTGCAACGACCGTAACGGACGCGGCCCGCTCCGCAGCGAGCGCGGTAAAAGCAGCATTTGAGAATATGACCATAACGATCCCGAAGCCAAGAATACCGGTTATAAGCGTTTCAACGAACTCGGTATCCTACGGGGACGGCGGAAGCGTAAGCGTACCGCAGTTTTCCGTAAATTGGAACGCGCTGGGCGGCATTATAGACCAGCCGACCATATTTAACACGTCCGCAGGAATGCAGGGCGTAGGCGAAGCGGGGCCGGAGGCAATTCTGCCACTTGATACATTATGGGCGAAGATGAAGGAGATCTTAAACGAGGCCATCGCGGCCAGCGGCGGAGCTTCCCTTATTGACGCCTTTATCGAAAAGCTGAAGGGCATAGGAACCGGAGGCGGCGGCCAGGGTACGCCAGAGCTTGCAGGAGCAGGCGGCCCGACAATTCAGTACAGCCCGGTCTACAACCTTTACGGGAGCGCCGGGAAGGACGAGATCGCGGAGGCCGACAAGTTGAGCCAGGCAGAATTTAACAAGCTGATGAAGCAATACGAGAGAGATCGGCAGAGGCGGAAATTATAGGAGGTGGCAAAGTTGGCAGCAACATATACCACGATACAAGGGGAAACCTGGGACCAGATAGCCTATAAGGTATACGGCGGCGAGGAATACGCCGCCTTCCTTATGGCGAACAACTACCCTTTTTTGGATATTCTTGTATTTTCAGCGGGAACCGTTCTTAATACTCCAGGCTTGCCGGAGGAAGAGGACGGGGAGCTGCCTCCGTGGAGGCTCGGAGCAGAGGACGACGGGGACGACGACGAGCCGGACCCTTACGACGATTTTAACGACGAGGACGAAGCGGAGGACGACGAATGACAAAAGAAACACCCAGGCAGGCGAGCGTAAACGTAACATACCAAAAAAAAGTAAAATCCAAAAAGGCGGGCGGGGCAAAGAAGCGCCCCGCGTCCGTCATGGCGGAGTACAACGAAGGCTTTTCTTATACCGATCCGGCATCCGGAGAAAGCGACACTATAAGCATAACCTTAACAAATATAGACTTGCGCTGGGCAAACAAGTGGATGCCCAAAAAAGGCGACAAGTTGACAGCTAAAATCATTGAAAAGAGCTGGGACAAGCAGGGGAAAAAGAAAACTTTCTATTGCGGCAAGTTCTGCCTTGACGATTTGAGCTACGACGGCCCGGAGTGTACCTGCACGATTGGCGGGCTTTCCGTACCGGAAGGAAACGCTTTTAGAAGCACCGGCAGGAGTAAGACCTGGAAGAAAGCGACGCTTAAGGAAGTGGGTACAGAAATAGCGAAAAAGTACCACCTTAAGCTGCACTATACCGGCGGGACAATTAAGCTCGGAACCATAGAGCAGAGCAACGAACCCGACAGCAGCTTTTTAAAAAAGGTTTGCGAAGATTACGGGATGGCCATAAAAATCTATAGCGGGAAAATTGTTATTTACGATAAGGGCGCCTTTGAGGCGAGAAAGCCCGTTGCAACCTTGAAGCCCGTAGACCTGCAGGACTGGCACTACAACACCACCCTGGTCGGGACGTATACGGGCGCCCGCATAAAGTACACTTCCGGCAAAGACGACAAGGAGATGAAATGCGTTGTCGGCAGCGGGAAGCGCATACTTAACATTAACGAGAAGGTCGAGAGCTTGCAGGAGGCGCAGCTTAAAGCCTGCGCCAAAGTAAACGCCGAGAACGAAAAGGCCGTAACGATGAGCGTTACCATCATGGCGAACAACCGGATCGCAGCGGGAAGCACGATACGGATAAAAGGGCTTTACGAGCTTTCCGGGAAATACTTTGTTGACAAGGTAACGCACAACATAGGGGCGGACGCAGCATACACCATGAGCCTGGAATTGCACCGCTGCCAGAAGCGCATAACGAAAGCGACGGTTATGAAGGAATACCAGGGGCAGAAAAAGGCAGTTGCTACAAAGAAGGCAACCGCGCCGCCAGCAGCAACGGAAGCGCTCGCCGTGGGCGATAAGGTTATCGTAAACGGCCTGGCATATTGGGGCGGAAACGGCGGCAAGGCGAACCAGTGCAGCAACATGACGATGTACATTACGCAGATTTTAGGAGGCGGCTATAAATACCAGTACGGCGTGGCAAAGCGTAAGGGCGGGACCCGGTACGGCTGGTGCGATAAAGGCAGCCTTAAGAAAGCATAAGGAGGCGGGAGGCATTGAGCGACGGAGGAAACAGAATCGGAACCGTAAGCAGCGTAGACGCGGACACGGGAATGGTAAGCGTTGTCTTTGAGGACCGGGACGGCGAGGTCACGGAGCTACTACCCTACGCCACCTTTAACGAAGAATATAAGCTGCCGCAGTTGGGCGCGAAGGTTGTCGTTATTCACTTGAGCAACGGCGGGGAGATGGGGATCATCTTAGGGACCTATTGGAACGAATACAACGCAGCAGGGAACCCCGGAACCTTCCATAAGGACCTGGGCGGCGGCGCCTATATAAATTACAAAGATGGCGTATTGACGCTGGCGTCGGAGCATACCGTCATAGCTTCTTTAGACGGCAGCGAAACACACCAGGGCGCAGACGTTGAAACAATTCTTCTGAAGCTACACGACCACGAAAAGAGGATCGCAGCTTTAGAGAAGGCCGTAGGAGTAGGGAAGGGGGTAGCTGAATGGCCATAGGACACATCGGGAAAACGGTTGTATTTGAAACCAGCGACCGGAAAATCCTTAACTTTACAAAGATGCAGCGAACCGTAAAGGGGCGCTGGGCTTCCCATTCCCGCATAGGCAAGAAGCCGAAAAAACAGTTTTTAGGCCCGGACGCCGATCAATTAACTTTCAGCATTACGCTGAACGCAGAACACGGAGTGCGGCCACGAAAGACCATAGAAAACATAGAGAAGCTGATCCGGACGGGGAAGCCCCAGACCGTAGTTATTGGCAGCAAAAAAGTCGGTTCCAACAAATACGCCATAACGGAGATCAGCGAGAGCTGGGAAACCATTCTAAACAAGGGCGAGGTCGTAAAAATTACTTGCGACATTACCCTGGAGGAATACTTATAAGGGGAAGGAGGCGGCCAGATGTTCAACGCACCGGAGGTGGCTATAATTGGCTTCGACTACCTTAACGCGACGGAGCTGGAGGAAATGCAAAGAAACCTTGATTTACTTTACAGCACCAGGGCTGGCACTTGCCCAGGCGACCGTAATTTTGGTTTGGAGCAGACCTTTGAGAGCTGCCCGACCAACGTGGCGCAAAATCTTTTTGCATTGGAAGTAATAGAGAAAACGGAGATATACGAAAACAAGGCGGAAGTATTAAGCATTGAGTACACGCAGGCTGAGGACGGGAACCTGACTCCGAAAATAACCATCGGCCAAAAGGAGCCGGACGACACCGACGAGGACGCCGACACCGACGCAGAAAACCAGGAATAAGGGAGGTGGTAGACATTGTCGGACATTCTTAACACAATAGATAATTTACCGGATATCAGCTTTATAGACGGGCTTACTTTGGAGGACTTGCAGAGCCAGATGTTAAGCGACTTCATGGAGAAGTACCAGGAGGTCACCGGGAAGAAAATACAGCTTTCAAAATCGGACCCGAACCGCATTATTATGCTTTCTTGCGCTCAAATAATTTACCAGGGCTTACAGAACGTAGACAAGGCGGGCAAAATGAATTTTCTTAAATACGCCTACGACGATTACCTGGAGAATATGGGGGCGCTTAAGAAGGTAACGAGGAACCCGGCGAAGTTCGCGCAGGTTCCGGTCAAGTTCACGCTTTCCGGGAAAAGGGAGGCGGCCACCAGCATCCCCCAGGGGACCAGGGTAACGGCGGCCTACGAGGTTTACTTTGCTACGATTGAGTACGCGGAGATCCCGGCAGGGGAAACGGAAATAACAGTTATGACGGAATGCACCGAGGCCGGGACGATTGGAAACGACTTTGCAGCCGGAGAGCTTACGACGCTGGTGGACCCTATAGGCTTTATTTCAAAAGTATCCAACACGGAGAAAAGCACCGGAGGGACAGAGGTGGAGTCCGACCAGAACATGGCAGAAAGAATTTACCTTGCACCTTCCAGCTATTCAACCGCAGGACCGGACGACGCCTATGAGTACTGGGTAAAGGATAGCAACCCGAACATAGGGGATGTTAAAATAACCAGCCCGACACCCGGCGTCGTAGATATACGCTTTGTTATGACAGACGGGACGGTCCCGGACGATACCACAATAGCAGCAACTACGGAAGCAGTAACCCAGAGAGGGAAACGCCCGCTTACGGACCATGTACAAGTAAAGAAGCCGGAAATTGAGGAATACAGCATAGACGTGACATATTACATTAACACCAGCGACAGCAACGCGGCCACGGCCATCCAGGCGCAGGTGGAAAGCGCCGTAGAAAAGTATAAGTTATGGCAGGCTTCCAAAGTTGGCCGGGACATTAACCCGGACGAGCTGGTCGCCAACATAAACGACGCAGGAGCCAAAAGGGCGGTCGTAAGGGCGCCGGTCTTCCGCGTTATAGGCGAAACGGCGAAGGCCCAGTGTACCGGCGTAAACGTAATTTACGGAGGGCTTGAAGATGATTAGTTACTACGACGGGCAAATAACAGACATTCTGCCCGGAAACATAACCAAAAAGCCGGAAGTAAAGGCGTTAAGCTACGCCCTGCAGCAAGCCTGCCGCCTTCTTTACCGATACAGCAGGCGCTTATATATTTATACAAGTTTGGACGAGCAGCCGGAGGAAGTTATAGACCTTCTGGCCTCGGAGCTTCGCACCCAGTATTACCGGAGTACCCTGGACCTTGACACGAAGCGGCGGCTTGTAAAAAATACGCTTATTTGGTATATGAGCGCAGGAACCCCGGAGGCCGTAGAGGAACTCGTAGCGGTTGTTTTCGGGGAGGGCGAAGTAAAAGAGTGGTACGAGTACAGCGACGATCCTTATTACTTCAAGATTGCCACCAACGCCATATTAACGCCGGAGATGAACGACTTTTTTTCAATCATGATACGGCGGGTAAAGAATACCAGGTCACACCTTCGGGCGATTGACATCCACCGGACCATAGATCAAGAGCTTTTCGCAGGCGTAGGACAATTCCCGAACTACCGGCCCCCTGCAGTTATTGACGGCTACAGCGTAGACCGGAGGGCGGAGCAGATCATACACGCCGGAGCAGCTACGCGCCAGGAGAACCGCCCTGCTGCCATTTTGGACGGCTTTAAGGTTGAGGGTAAGGAAATCACCGGCGAAGTATTCACGGGCGCAGCAGGAGCCACCAGGACGCGCCAGGCGGCCATTGTGGACGGTTTTAGCTTCGAGGGTAAGCAAGTCATAGGGGAAGCGTATATAGGCGGCGCTGTGGCGGCCACAGAGCGCCAGGCGGCCATTATAGAAGGTTTGGAGGAACACGCGGAACCGGTGGAGGCCCAGGCACACGCCGGAGCTGCAGCAGGCCCAGGAGCGCCACAGAAACCGGCAGCAGTACGGGAGGGCTTAAACACCCAGGGACAGACCGTAATAGGGACTATTTCAGCCGGATCGGCGGCTGGTAGTAAATACAAAAATATTGTAAGAGAATAGGAGGAAACAAGATGCCACAGCCATTTAACAACGCAGTCATGACCAACGCGGGGGCGCGGCTTCTTACCAGGGCGCAGGCCGGGGAAATTAAAATAGAGTTTACCCGGATCGCCACCGGAAACGGAAGCTACACCGCAGCGGAAAAAACGCTGGATGCCTTGCAGAAGCGCACGGCCTTAAAATCGCTTAAGAATAGCTATCCCCTTTCGGATATTGACATATTCAGCGATTACAGCGTGAAGGTAACGGCGCTTATTACGAACCAGGACCCCGTAACGGGGCAGACGCTTGTAAACGCCGGGTACTACATTAACGAGATGGGCCTGTACGCCAAAGTAAAGGACGGGGCAAGCAGCACCGAAGTGCTTTACAGCATCACCACGACCGCAGGGGACAACGGCGACTTTATGCCGCCCTACAACGGGTATAACCCGGCGCAGATTACGCAGGATTATTTTGCAACCGTAAACAACAGCGCGGAGGTAACGATCAACAGCACCGGCGCGGCCCTTCTTGCTGAGGACGCAAACAAGATTAAGGACGACGCCACGAACCAGAAGTACAAGCTGGGAATTGATAACGGCTTGATTTATATTCAGGAGGTAGACGAGTAATGGGAGAAAAAATTTATATTGCAGACAAGGAAACGCTGGACAAGGTTTATAATATTTTGGCTTCCGATCCGGTTTTCGGATTTATTGAGTATAACAGTATTTTAAGCCCCGGCAGCCGGATCGAGTACATCGGGCTTAACAAGGATTACGCGCCCCTGGTAAGGAATAAAACCAACGGAAGCATGGCCTTGAACAGTTGGGCGGACTTCCCGCTCATTAAGGCGAATAAGCCTTACATGGTTCGGGCAGACGGCACGCCGGACTACAGACTTAAGGAAACGGACTACACCCAGCGCGAGAGCGGCGGAGCTTCCGACGTTGCAAACAGCAACTACAACGGCGGCGCCTTTTCGTGGCTCATGAAGATTTATAAGAACGAAGAAATGGTAGGCGACGACCGGATCGTGAGCTTTTCCTTTACCGCCCGCGACGGGTACGAGCCGGTGGGCTTCATTGACCCGAACAATAAGGAGCTGGAGGGCGTATGGCTTCCCATGTACTACGGTTCCATTTTGGGCGCGGACGGAGCCACGCCGAGGATGGTAAGCCTTTCCGGTATGCAGCCGCACCACACGAAGGACACGGCAGCGCAGAAAACAGCAATTACTAATTTCAGCAGCCGGGCGGTATTCCTGGGCGGGCCGATTGTAGAAACCATTACCGACCTTCTTATTATGTTCGCAAAGACCACGAACCTGCAGGAAGCCTATGGGTACGGAAATTGTGCAGGCTACGACGCCAGCCAGTCCCCGACCTACGGAGTAAAGCAGAACGCCGTAGTGGGCGGCGGGCAGTTCTACGGAACCGACGATCAGCACAGCCTTAACAAGATTTTCCACAGCATAGTCCTGGGCAGCTACCAGCAGTGGATGCGCGACCCTTACGAAGTAGTTGTAAACGGGCGGGTGAAGGTAAGCAAAAATTACACCTACGACCCGACCGGGGCAGCATATACGGACACGGGGATCGTCGTACCGGACAATAAGACCTGGGACACGAGCCACAACGCCCTGGACTACCCGGCCCATTTCAGAACCGTTCCGGGGTACGGCAGTATCCCGGCTTTAGGAATGGACGGAGGGAGCAGCGCGACCGGAGGCTGCGACGGCTTATGGAGAAAAGACCCGAAGCAGACTTTCACGGGCGTCTGCCTACGGTTCGGGGGTTGCTACTATGGGCTTCATTGCGGCTTGCGGGCGCGGCGTTGGAGCGACACAGCCACGGATGCGTACTGGGACGTCGGCGCCGCCGATCTTCTTTTGCCACCTGTCGGCGTAGCCGTATAAGGGGGGACCGGGGGCGCGAAGCACTCCCCCGGAAGATACCGGAGCTTTGAAGCAGCGTAAATTATAAACAACAAAATATAAGGGGATAGGGACGGCGTCACCTGGGGGCGTCTGCCTACGGTTCGGTAATTGCAACAATGGGCTTAATTGCGGCTTGCGGGCGCGGAATTGGAACAACACAGCCACGAATGCGAACTGGAACATCGGCGCCGCCTTTATTCTATTCATACGGAGTATTAACTTAAAGCCGTCCCTATTCCTACACCCCTGGGCGTTGAAATACGCCTTAACCGCCATAATTGGAAGGGTAAGTGGTAAATTAACTTGATACAGGGCGCACGGTAAAGCGGTCGCACCTGCCGTGCGTAGAGGATAGAAGAAAAAATATTCTTATAGGAGTATTGCTTATGCGGAGGAAAGAGCTGTGGCGGAAGGCAGAGGAAACCGCCCAGGAAAAAGGCGTAAAACAATACAAATATTTGTATCGACGGATGCTTGACGAAAATATTATACGGAAGGCATACAAGAAGCTGCGGAAGGGCAAAACGAAGCGAAAAGAGATACAGCAGATAGACGCCGATTTGGACAACGAAGTCGCCGCCATGCGGCGCATGATAGAGAACACGAAACCGCCAGACGTTCCAGTGGAACACCCGGAGCTGGCATACATACCGAAAAGACGAACCCCGAAACTTATAAAAGAAAAGGGGAAGCTCCGGAAGATTTTTATGCCGGAGATACACGAGCAATGGCTACACCACATAATCGTCCTTATTTTGGAGCCGATTATAACGGCCACGGCTTACCCATATTCCTGCGGCAGCTTCCCGAAGCGGGGCGCCCATTACGGAAAGAAGCGGCTTTTAAAAATTATACGGGGCGGAAAGAATATCCGGAACTTTGCAAAGATAGACATCCGCCATTTTTACGACAGCATACGCCTGGACATTCTTATGCGGGAGCTTCGCATAAGAATAAAAGACGAGCTTTTTCTTTACATAGTTGAGCTTTGCTTACAAGGCTTTAAGAAGGGAATACCCCTGGGCTTCTACATTTCCCAGTGGCTCGCTAATTATTTGTTGGAGCATTTAGATCGTTTCATAACGGATAAATTAGGGATTAAAAACCTTGTACGTTATATGGACGACATAGTCATGGGCGACGACAACAAAAAGAAATTGCACGGAGCCATAATTGAGATTAAGAAGTTTATAGGGCGGAGGTTCCGGCTGAAGCTAAAGAAAAATTACCAGGTTTTCAAGTTCAACTTTCAGAAAAAGAACGGGAAGGTCATAGGGCGCGTAATTGACTTCATGGGCTTTCTTTTCTTCCGAAACCGGACGACCATGCGGAAGGCTATTATGCTTTCGGCCACCAGGCTGGCAAAGAAGCTGGCCAGGGCGAAAGAGGCAGGAAGGGGATATTTCAAAAAGCACTTAGAGGCAATGTTAAGCTATATAGGCTGGTTTTCTTGCACGGACACATACGACGCATACCAGGACTATATTAAGCCGTTTGTAAAGGTACGGCAGCTTAAACAAATTATTTCAAAATTGACAAGGAGGGCAAACAAAAATGAAGCAGTGGACAAAGGAGCGAAGCGCCAGCAAACCGGCAGAGTTGCAGCTTGTGGCGCCTGACACTTACATCCAGCGCCGGAACATTCAGCAGGAGGAACACGCGGCGACGGAGGAAACCGCAGCTTACACCGATTACGTCTGCGAGAGCAGGGAGATCCCCGTAAGCGAGTACGAGATGCTTAAAAGCATTGAGGAAATCCGGACGGAGGAAGCAGTAACGGCAGCTATTGACGAGTACACCATGCAGCTCATGGAAGGAGGGCTTTTATAATGGCTACGATTTTAGTAAACAGCCTTAAGCGGCTTTATGCGGCAGGCAGAGTGACAAAGGAGCAGATCGCAGAGAGGACGGAGAAGGGAACCATCACCGAAGCCGACTATAAGGAGATCACGGGGGAGGAATATGGAGAGTAGAGGCAACGGCCCGCTGGAGATAGTAGAGCGGCAGAACGCCATTATTAGAATCCAGAGCGGCGTTATTGACGAGCTTTTCTTACTTCTTATGCAGCACATAAGCGCAGAGGAAGCGGACAGCCTTCCGTGTATTGCCAGGATTAACCAGGCGGCGGAAATCCGGGCGGGAATCGGCTTAGACTAATATTTCTACACTAAAAGGCAAAAGGCCCAGGAAACGGCGCAGGACGCGCCGTGGAAGGGGCTTATTTTATTGCAGGAAGGGAGGGAAGGACGTATGGACACACCCATCACCAGGGCGGAGCATCAGGAGTTTGCAAAACGGCAGGACGAGGAAAACAAACGGCAGAATAAGCGGATCGACGAGCTGGAGGAAACCGTGCGGCAGATTGGGACGCTTACCGCTTCCGTTGAAAAGTTGGCCGTAAGCATTGAGAGCATGGCCAGGGAGCAGGAGCAGCAGGGAAAGCAGCTCCGGGACCTTGAAGCCAAAGACGGAGAGATGTGGCGGAAGGTTGTAGGCTACATAGCGACCGCCATTATTGGCATCGTTATCGGCTTCATTTTCAAGCAGATCGGGATGTAACAGAGCAGCCGCGCCGGATTGCAGAGCAGCACCGGCGCAAAAAAAAATAAACCTTAAAGGAGGGTAACACCATGAAGAAAATTAACTGGGTAAGAAAACTTACAAGCCGGAAACTTTGGACGGCGGTCGCTTCCTTCGTTTCCATGATGATCGTGGCCACCGGAGGAACCGAGAACCACGCGGCGCAGGTAACGGCGCTTATTATGGCCGGGGCTTCCGTTGTAGCCTACATTATCGGGGAGGGATTGACGGACGCGGCCAACATTGAGGCTGAGGACCCGGAGAAGGACCAGGCCGGAGAGTAGGAGGCGGATCATGGGTATTGTTTGGGGAGGCGTAGAGCGCGAGCTTTACGCCTTTTATAAAAACCAGGGATTTTGTAACAACGGTATTTTCGGGCTCTTCGGGAACCTTTACGCAGAGAGCCGCATGAACCCGAAGAACCTGCAAGACAGCTTTGAGGAAAAGCTCGGCTTCACGGACGAGAGCTACACGGCAGCAGTAGACGCCGGGAGCTATAAAAACTTCGTACACGACGGCGCAGGCTACGGCCTTCATCAATGCACATTCTGGAGCCGGAAGGAAGCTATGCTTGCCTTCCACCGGGCGAAGGGCGTATCTATTGGCGATACATTGACGCAGGCGGAATTTATTTACAAGGAGCTTTCCGGGAGCTTCCCGGCGGTCCTTAAAGTTCTTAAGACAGCCGCCAGCATCCGGGAGGCTTCCGACGCCGTTCTGCTACAGTTTGAAAAGCCGAAGGACCAGAGCGAAGCCGTCCGGAAGAAACGGGCAAGCTACGGCCAGCAGTACGCGGAGCTTTACGCGAAAAGCAAGGAAGGAGGAAGCGGCATGACAGAAACGCAGGCAAGGCAGAAAGTAGTAGGCATTATGCAGGGCTGGGTGGGGCTTAAGCGTTCCGACCGGAGCCACGCCCCGATCATTGACACATACAACAAGCACACGCCGCGCCCCAGGGGGTACAAGGTATCATACACGGACGCATACTGCGCCACCACGACCAGCGCGGCAGCGATTAAGGCAGGCTTCACGGATATTATACCGGTTGAGTGTTCCTGCTATTATTTGATTGAGAAAGCCAAAGCTATGGGCATTTGGCAGGAGAACGACGCCCACATCCCGAAGCCGGGGGACGAAGTTCTTTACGACTGGGATGACGGCGCAAATTACGCCACCACGGACAACCAGGGAGCGCCGGAACACGTCGGCATGGTTGAGGCGATAAGCGGCAGCACGATCCGCGTTATTGAGGGCAATATGAGCGGCGGCGTTGTTGGCCGGAGGAACCTGCAGATCAACGGCAGATATATCCGGGGCTTTATTTGCCCGGACTACGCCAGCAAGGCAACGGAGCAGGAGCCGGATGCGCCGCAGCCTGGCAGCACGGCAACCGGCGGCGGATTGAGCCGGGAAACAAAGTGGAAGGGTAAAACCACGACGGCGCTGAAGGTAAGGAAGTGGGCCGGAACCGAAAACGGCGAGTGCAGCTTTAGCCCGCTTAAGGCCGGGGAAGAAATAAGCGTATGCGACGAGATCCAGGCGGCGGACGGTTCCCGCTGGTATTACATTAAAAACAAGGCCGGTAAGTACGGCTTCGCTTCCGCGAAGCACATCACCGCTGCAGGAGCAGGAGCCAGCGCGGCGCCCGTTTCCTTCAAGGCAGGGGACAAGGTAAAAGTTACCGGGACTTTCTACGGCAACGGAAACGGGACCGGCGGAGCCATTAAGAAAACCGGCGCGACGATGTACGTCACGGAGCTGGTAGACAAGGCAACGTATAAATATTATATCGGCCTTGCAGCCAAAAAGGGAGGCGCCCGGCAGGGATGGGCGGAGCCTTCCATCCTTAAGAAAATTTAAGGTTGACTGATTTTAAAAGTTGTAGTATGATGTGCGCCAGGAGGGGGTCTTAGGGGGTAAAAGCCCAGGCCCCAGGACGCAGGAAAAGCCCCGCTGCCGGTTGGCAGTTGGGGCTTATTTTTTTATTCCAGATATGATAATTTTGTCGCCATCGAAAGAGGCTACGACCGTTCTATTATTCAGATCTACACCCAGGGCAGCCGCCCAGGGCTTCGGTATTGAGAGCTTAAAACCAACGGAGCCAGAGCCGCCCTTATTGGCGATCAGATTAAGCTCCCGCGTTTCTTTTCCTTCGTTTGTTTTCTTCATTCTTTACACTTCCTTCTTGCGACGTCGCAACGGTTTTTATAAAAAGGCTTCCCGGCCGCCCTTCGGTATAGCCCGACGGGTAGAGCTTGCATAGCTCGGCTTCACATCACCTATTAACCTTTCTTCCACGCGCCAGGCGCGGAGCCTACGAGGTTTACGAGTTGCACCGTTTCCCCGGACGGTTTTAAGGTTTTCACATTAAAAGCCAGTAAAACTTGTTGAACAGCACGCAGGCCGGGAAGCCTTGTTTATACATAGCACCCATCACCGCAGGCCGGGGAGCCTGCCTTACTTCTTCCCCCTGGACTTTGGACCAGGCGTCGGCGGTTTAGTGCCGGGGCAGCAGCTACGCCGCCGCCCGTTCAATTTTAAATAACCAGTTTTCCTCGTCTTCGGTTACAAGCCCGAAGTAGGAGTCCGTCCGGGTAAAGTTGTATTCGATACCGAAGAACTGCAGAAGAACCATTTTATATACTTCCCATTGAGCCTGGCAGCACCGGCAGGTGTTATCCCAGTATGAAAAGCCCAGGCCAGCATCCGGATCGCCCCAGCCCGGCGTTACCTTCCGCAGTTCATCAATGGCATTATCCCATACCCGTATACAGTTTTTAAGTTCCGCCCCTACTTCCGTTTTCAAAAACTTTTCTTTATTCAGCTTCATAATTGAACCCCCTTATTTTTTCATTTTAAAGACATGATACAAAAAATTTCCTTCGCTATCGTTTACAGCTTCAACCCTTGTTAAATTTTCAAGAGCCGTACTCATTGGGGAGCCATAAGTGCCACGCACCCACAGCCCGGACCTTTCAGCCATATCCCAAAACAGCCCAGTGTATATGCCGCCATTTTCAAACGGGAGCTTTGCAAACCGCGCCCTTATCCAGTTTTCACACCATTCTAATTTAATTTCTTTCATTACTGCTCCCCCTTTTCTAAAAAGTATTGATACGTTTCGCGGCTTTCAGCTATTGCCTTCATGCGGGCCGCCGCCTTTGTTATTTTTTCAATATGGGAAGCATACCCGGCGCCGTAGTCCACAGCTACGAATGGAGTCATACTTTCAATTTCCCGGATAACTTCGGCTTTCGCATTGTTAAAATCCGCTTCGGCCTTATTGTATTCTTCGTTGAGATATTCCAGATAATTTTTTTTCATTTTTTTTAACCGCCCTTCTTTATTTTTCAGATAAGATTTTATTCATTTTTTCCACGATAGCATCCAGCCTATTATTGATTGCACTAATCGTTGTTTCATTGTAAACATAACCGAGGCGCTCATGAAGTTCGTTATATTCCTTTTGCAGTTTAGCAAGTTCCTTTTTCATTTTTGCCGCCTTTCTTACTTCCGTTTTTTGTTTCCGTTCCCTTAAGGTGTGCTTATCTTAACTCTGAAAAGACGGTACGTCAATACTTTTTTTGAAATATTTTAAAAAATTTTTCGAGGGTATACTTCCGGCTTTTTCGCTTACTAATAGCTGCATACATTAAGGCTCTGGCAACGGGCAATCCCTATATAAAAGAAAAGATGGACTTGGATATTCAGGTATCCAAGCTAAAGCTGATGAAAGCGAACCATACCAGCCAGAAATACCGCCTTGAGGACAAT